AACTAACTTTACAATACAAGAAGACTTCTCACCAGGTATAGAATTACAAAATAGTGTGACTATAACTTGTGCAAGTGTGAATACTCTGTTAGAAAATCGTATAAGTGGACAAAGAACAAATCCAGATGATAGAAAAAGATTATTCCCTACTGATGCTGTATTTAATCGTGTGCCTCAATTATATAATATATCCTTTGACTTCGGTAAAGAATATCAAGCCGGAGGCGGCGGAGGCGGCGGATATGGCCGTGGAGGCGGTGGCGGCGGTGGCGGCCGTAATAAACAAAGAATACAGGAAAGGTAATGAAAGTAAGAAGAGCAACAATAAAGGACTATGCAGACATCAAAAGATTGATGATAGACTTTGCAAACAATAATCCTGTTGAAGATTTACAATCACCAGAATACAATGATATGCATGTAAATAGGTTGCTTGACTATTTAAGTAAAGAAGGTATAAGTCTTGTATGTGAGAATGAAGGTAAAGTTATAGGAATGCTGTTAGCAAGTATACAGGGAGATATATGGCTACCACACATAAAAAGAATGACAGAAATAGCATGGTGGGTAGACAGCGAATACAGAGGAACTACAGCAGGTGCAAGACTATTGCACGAGTATATCACTTTAGGTAAAGAACTTACAGATAATAAAGTTATATCAAGCTTCACACTTACAACATTAGCAACAACTCCTGATCTTAAATTACAGGAAAGAGGTTGGGAAAGTATAGACTACAATTGGGTATATAGAGGTTAAACAATGGCAGTATTTACAGCGATAGCAACAGCAGTCACAAATGCACTATTATTTGCAGGTGGTGGTTTCTTAGGTAGTAGTCTAATAGGATGGGGATTGGCAACAGCAACAGGATATATAGTAGCAGGTGGATTAGCAGTTGCAACAGCAAGAGCTTTAGGAATAATACCGGAAATGCCCGGAGCAGGTAAAGATCCTGGTGTCACAGTTCAGTTAGCACCTAACACAGACAATAAATTAGCAATACACTATGGTAAAGCATTTACAAGTGGTCCTATATTTGATGCCGCAATCAGTAATCAAAACCAGACAATGACATACTGTATAGCATTAAGTGAAAACACACAATCAGGTGATTTCACAGTGGGTTCTATATTTATGAATGATGTAGAACTTATATTCTCAGGTAATACGGTAATAAGTCACAGAGATCCTAATCAAAGCACAGCCACTAACTATAATGGTAAAATAAGAGTAAATGTTTATCAGGGCGGTAGCAGTGGTAGTGATGTAGTGTTCCCAGCATCTGGAACAGGTGCATCTACACCTGCATCAACTATTGTCCCTCACTGGGGAGTATTGCACACAGCAAACGAAATGGTATTTGCAGTAGTTCAAATAGATTATGATGCAGAAAACGGCTTAACAGGATTACCTAACTTTACATTCGAACTAACTAACAGCCTTAAAAACCCAGGTGATGTATTGTATGATTATTTAACTTCAAATCGTTATGGTGCTGGATTAAGTAATGCACAATTAGATATCAATAGTATAACAGGCACAAGTAATGTGGAAATGAAAGGCTACTGTGACGAATTGGTATCCTATACAAATAAAGCAAATGTAACTACCACAAACAAAAGATATGAAGTAAACGGAGTATTAAGCACATTTAACACATCTACAACAAACATAGATACAATATGTCAAGCGGCCGCAACATACTTTACATTTGATGTTAAACAAGGTAAGTTCAGAGCTATACCTAATAGACAAATCAGCACCGCTGAAAAGGCTAATTGTTATGTGTTTAATGATGACAACATAGTAAGTAAAATAGATATTTCAAGCACAGAATTATATAGTCTATATAATGGTGTTGAAGTGGAATTTGCAGATCAAAACCGTAAAGATCAAACAAATACAATATTGGTAGAAACACCTGTAGCAGACAGAAATGCAAACGAACCAGAAAATGTGTTAAATTATCGTATAGATTTAATCAATGACAATATTCGTGCTGAAAGATTAGCAAACATAGACCTTAATCAGAGTAGAAACAGCACCGTAGTTCAGTTCGTAAGTGATTATGCAGGTATACAAACAGATGTAGGTGATGTGATTAAATTGACAAACACCTTATATGGTTGGGACGAAAAATTATTCCGCGCATTAAGAACAACAGAAAGACAAGATGAAACAGGTATGTTATATGCAGAAATAACAGCATTAGAATATCAAGATTCATACTATACAGATCCTGATATAACTGAAACACCAGATCTAGGTAATATAGATTTACCAAGGATACCTATTATACCTCCCATATACATACCACAAGCATATACTGATGGATATTCAAACATATCTGCTTTACCAGGTAATGTATTTGGTAATGTTATAGTAAATGATGCAATGCAAGTATTTGGTGCAGGTGCTCAGTTAGAAAATGCTGGTTTAACAAATACAAATGTAGACAGCGGAACAGTATATAAAGATCTAATAACACCGGAAGTATATGATATAAGCGGTGTAGATATAGGTGATTATACATTTGATGCATTTGGTAATTTAGCAGGTGTTATACCACCAGGTGGGTTTCAAGCCGCATTCCGTAATAATGTTACAATCAATTTTGCAAATACAACATCTCAGGCTAACTATGTAGCAGGTGGTGGTGGTATAACACTGGAAAGCACAGGTATACCGCCTCAATTAAATGATAATAAAAAAATATCTTTAGATCCCACAACACACGGATTACCTGCAGATATGTTACCACGAACAGCAACTATAAAATTGCAAGGATATACAACTCTTGATGATGATACCGCAAATGGATACCCCAGAGCAGTAGGTAATATGAAATATGAAATGAAGCGTATCACAAAAGGTGAGAGAGAATAATGCATAGAATAATATATAACACAAACACCGGTAGAATAGAATCCTGCAGGCGTATGAGCGATAGTGTATTAGCCTTACAATTAAAACAAGCACCTAATTTAGCAAGTATAAATGGATTCGTAGAAAACAATTTAGATTACAAAATAGATTTAGATACATTAGAAGTAGTAAGTCAAAACAATCCTTTCAATAACTTTAATGTGCAATACTGGATGAGACAACGAAGAACTAATTTACTAAAAGATACAGATTGGACACAAGGCGAAGATTCACCATTAAGTGCAGAAAAGAAAGCAGAATGGCAAACATATAGACAAGCATTAAGAGATGTGCCTGCAAATAATACAAGTGCTACAAGCAAAGAAGATGTTGTATGGCCTACACCGCCAGGAGCATAAATGAAGAGATTTGGTTTCTTTAAGAACGAATTCAAAGGTTCAGAACCTGTAAATGCCGCTGGATTACCAGAAGTAACAATAACACCGGTATTAGCAAATGTAAATCTTGGTAATGTTATCAACTTTAACATATCAGCAAACAGAACAACACAACCCACATTCTATTGGACTTTACAAGGTAATGTCGCAACAGGTGATTTCACAGATAGTGAAGGACTGAGTGGTAATATACAATTAGATGCCACAGGTAATGCTACTATAACAAAAGAATTGTATCAAATAGGTAATGCTAATGTGGATTTCTATATGGATATCAGAACAGGTTCTCCTGCAACACCTATAGAAGCAACAAGCACAACCGTATTCACAGAAGATGTAGAAACAATGACTGTCACAGGTGGTGATGAAATAATAACGGTAGATCAATATTATACAGCTCACAGATATAATGCAAGTGCAAATCTAAATATTATAGATTTAGGAGATAATGCTAACTTCTACAGCACTTTAGCAAATGTAGAATACTTAACCGCTGGAGGCGGTGGTGGTGGCGGATATGTTGATCTAAACACAACACCATTAGGTAATATAGAATTAGCAAGTGCCGGTGGTGGCGGTGGTGGTGAGGTAATAGAAAGCAGTAATATAGTATCTTTAGCAAATTATACAGTCACAGTGGGCACTGGAGGTAGTGGAGGTATATCTAACACAAATGCTTTACCTAATAATGGTGCAAATACAAGTATATTTGATACTATTGCACAAGGTGGTGGTAAAGGTGGTTCAGTATTAGCAAAATTCAATGGTGAAATAGATAGTGCTGATTTAGATAAATTAAATGGTGGTAATGCTGTTATAGGTGGTGGTTCGGCAGGACACATATTAGCAAAATCTGACTTTACAGGTGCAAATATAACAATAGGTTCTGCAGGTGTAGGAACTATATATGGTGGTGGCCTTGCATCATCTAAAACATTCGGCTCAGGATCTTTATTTGGTAAAAGTTATTTAATTGGTGCTGGTAGTGGTGGTTCTATGGACTCAGATGGTAGACCAGCCTTTACAGAGGATTTAGAATTTGGAGATCCCCCAGATACTCCAGCAATTGGTGGTGGTAGAGGTGCTCAAGGTTATACTACAAATATTTTAGGAAACACATATAAATTAGCATATGGTGGTGGCGGTGGTGCAGGACCTATAGGTTTCTCAACAACAGTAGCCACTATATATGGTGTAGGTGGTATAGATATTGATGCGGATGGTTCTACTCAAAGTGTAGGTGGTGTAGGTGCTGGTGAATACAACAATGGAACAATGTTTACAAGAGGTGTATATCCTCCAGGCACTGCCTTTGACAATTGGCCTCAAAATCCTACTATAGGTAGAAAAGGACAAGATGGCACAGGTTCAGGTGGTGGCGGTGGTGCTCCTTTTAGTTACAATTATACAGCATTATCTTTAGATGGAACAGAAGGTGGTAATGGCACAGTTATAGTAAAATATATATCATCCTTTAGAAAAGCAACAATTTAGATAAATATATAGAACAAATAATATTCTGTTATGCCTTAGCATAGCAGTCTAATCCTTTAGGAGAGATATATGTCAGGTAGACTATTAGATTTCAAATCATATATTGGTGGAGCAGATAATGTTCAAGTTATCGAATTATTCCCCAGCAATCAAAAATCATATACATATTCATTCGGTGGTGCAAATATATCAGGATATAGTTGGCAGTTAGATTATCAAAGTGTATTGGTAGATACAGTAACATACGATAGAACAACTGGTGATCCTAACTTTGCAGATACCTCAGTGACTGGTTATTTCGATAATTTAACAACAATTACGCAACCAGATGCAAATATAAATGTAACTGATGCCGCAACAGGAACAGTGGTAATAACAATACCAGACGACAGATATACTGGTAAATTACTACCTAACGCAAGAAGTAATGTGGTAATGACCGTATTT